CCTAGACCTTGTTCTTGGTCCGTGGGCATTGTTCCTAGAGCAAAGTTTTTACGTATTAAACCACCGTCCTTGGACAGCACAAATCTATCAGGTATTTTAAAAGCATCATCAGGTAGTTGATCAAATAGTTCTTTTCCTCTTTCATAGTCAAAAGGATCCCCTGTTTCTGCTACTAACATTCTACCAGCTTCATCTGGTGTTTTAGCTGATGCTATTAAACTAAATATACCTGCACCTATACCAGCTGCTTTAGCCATGCTGATACCTGTTCCTTTTTTATTACCTAACAAAATATTACCAATGTTAGTGTCTGTTGCAAATTCTTTTAAACCTTGACCTGATCCAAACTGAAACATCTGACCTTCTGATCCTATAAGTCCTTTAGATCCCATTTCTCCAACTGCATCTGCGGGGGAGGCCATATCACCAAATAAAAATTTACCTGCTTTTGAACCTTTAAATTGAGATGCTAAATTTTGACCAGTTGTTGTCTTGTCAAAAAACGTAGGAGCTGCAGCTAAAGCCAAATCAACAGGGCTTAATCTACCTGTTTGTTTTGCTGTTCCTAATAAATATGCTGCCTCTCTATACCCTGGTGGCAAGAAAGGTGCAGCAACTCTCATAATACCAGCTATCTCTTTTGGCACTAATTTTTTAGCAACTTTTGTAAAAGGTTTTGTTACTTTTTTAGTGATTTTTTTTACAAAACTTCCTAATCCGTATTGTTGTCTGGGTTCTTGCATTCTAGATATTGCCATTTTTCTACCTTATTTTGTTTCTCCAAATAAATCAAGACTCGGCATGATTACTCTGACATCTTTTCTTATATCAGATTCTGGTATGCCTTTAGCTTTCCAGTCTTCGTCGTTCTTATATTTTTCACCTGTTTTCATATTAGTAATTGTAGTTATTACTTCTTTTGGTTCTAATACTGGTATATCTTTCATTATGTTGTTACCTCTCTTGGCTGTATTTCTAATATTGAAGCTATAACGTGTAGCTCATTTGCGTCACTAGCTTGTACTTTTAATATCTCTTTTTCCTCCATAACTAATGGTTGAGATAATAATTCTACTGTTGTGTTAGTATCTACTGCTTTAGTTTTAAATAAACTAAATATAGCAGAGGATGAGTTAACAAGTGTAACATCTAAATTACAACTAGATCCTGAATCATTTGATACTAATATTGATTTTACGACAGATGTTTTAAAGTCTGGAACTGTGTATAAAGTTGTCAAATCTGTTGTAGTTAAATCTGCTTTTTTATTTATAAAACTATTTGCCATTAATTTAAAAAGAAGTTTTCAGCTTCTACCTCATCCTTTAATTCTTGTTGAAACGTTGTATTTAATTTTTCTACAATAGCATCAAGATCTCTAACCTGTGCTTCCGCTGTACCTAAGTCATATTCTTGACTAGGTCTTGTTAATACTTGTACTATCTTAGCCATTAGTCTGCAAATCCTGGGTCAAATGGGTCATCGTAATTACCTGTTTGTCTATCAAATCCACCAGAGTAACCAGAGTCTGCCCCTGTTTGTGTATCATAAGCATCTTGAATAGTTTGTTGATCTTTTCTTCTTTGTGCTTCTTGTAATGATCTTAACTCAGCTGCTTTTTCTCTAGCTAGTCTCTCTCGCATTTCTTTTTGTCGTTTAATTTTATCAGCTAATTTTTGACTAAATTTGTCTTGTAATTTTTTTTGATTTCTAGCAATGTATTTATTGTAATTGTCAATACGTTTTTGATATGCTCTTTGTAAACCATATCTTACAGGACCACCTATTGTGCCTCCTGTATAATTACCTTCAGCATCAAAATTAGTGCCAAGTCTTAAACCACCAGAAACAGGTGCATAACCTGCCATTAAACCAGATCTAATTCTTCCAATATCATCTAAGTTAGATCTATCATCTCCACCATAATACGATCTTATTGCTGTAAATCTTGGATCTCTTTCACCAGCTAAACTTCTAAATATGTTTCCTGTTATACCTCCACTCATTATTAAATCTTTTAAACCACCAATACCTTTTTTAGCGCTATCAAAAAGTTTACTTAAACCTCTTTTTTCTGGTATCGCTTCTTTTATAAACGGAGCGTCTGGAACAATCCCTGATTCAGCTAAGTTTTGATTATATGCTCTAAGATCATCTAAAAATTGTCCAGTGTTAACAGGACCTATTCCACTCTCTGCTGCATAATCAAATATACTAGGTCTGTCTCCTATCGGACTTACTTCTATACCAGATGGTTCTCGTTTGTACGGATCATACGCATCTCCAAATATTCTAGAAAAAAAATCTCTATCTGTGATATTTCTTAAATCTACTGGAGTATCATCATCTTTAAATAAAAAACGTTTTGCTCCTGGTGCACCACTTCTAAAATCATTTACACCTTGAAAAATACCACTTCCACCACCGCCACCTTGTGTAGTCGCAGCAGGTATGCCACCACTAGCTTGTGCTTCTTCTACAAGATCCATCATGTAATCATTATAATCTTTTAATAAGAATGGATCTTTAATACCAAACTGGTCTCTTACTGCTAATAATTCTGTGTTAGGAACTCTTGTTACCATTATCGTCTTCCATCTGGTTGTATATCTAATCTAAACGTGCCTAGCTTCCAACTTTGGTTAGTTGAAGTATTAGCAATCTTTAATGAGACAGCTCTAGCTCTTGCACGAGTATCTACTTTATCAGTGCTACTTGTAACTGTAAAGGGCCCTAATGAAGAACTAGCTTGTGAACTGTTTGAATAATTACGTAGATTTAACGTGACCTGTGTATCACCTGTTTGAGATATAAAATCTGGTACAAATCTTCTTATTTTCATAATGAACTCACCATCTCCTCTAAGGTCAGGCATACCTGTCGTTTGTCCAGTGGCTGCTCTTCTTTGAGTAATATCAAAATCTCCAGAGGATATATTTGCAAGTATTGCGGTTGTAGCTCCGCCTCTAACTTGATCTGTCCCTGTTTCATGTTCATAGTACGTTGTTCTACCTTCAGTGTTGCCTACAACATCAAAAGAAGAATCGTTTGCTGCATCATATTCTGTTGCGTGTGGTTTACCAAAAACAGCAGAATCCTGCCACATTGTTCTTGCCAATGTTCCTACTGTCCATACAGGTCTTCGTGCTGAGGAGTCAAAATAGTTATATGCAACCATTCTGTTTACAACAGATGATGAAGAAGTTGGATAAAACCACATGACTTCACCAAAAAGATTATTTAATCCAGCAGATACCATTTGGTTACCAGAGTCTAAATTTATGTCATCATAAACGTGATCTTCTACTAAACAAGGTAATGATTCTAGTTTACCAGCGTATCTAAAGAAACCATTCTCTGACATCCAATATGCAGAACCATCAACTTCTACACATGCGTTCTGTCCAACAAGTCCACAGTTTGTACCTACTTGTGCAAACGCAAAGGTAAATGGTTGACCAACAAATCTTTGTGTAAACAAAGCTGTATCAGTCCAAACATAAATTGCATCTCTACCACGAATAGCTCCTCTGATCTGTGATCCGTCGGCCAGTCTTTGTGTACCAGCTGTATTGGTTGCAGTAGGTGTATACGTGTTTATATCTTCTTGATCCGAGAATCTAATAAACATATCATCTTGTGTGCCTACATCTCCTATTGTTGTTTCTGTTCCAAAAAATACTAAGTGTCTATCAGGTGTAGATACTATCATATGTCTTGATGCAGTAGGTGCACCAGTTATAATTGTAGCTCTTGTGTCTGTAGCATTTGTTAAACTAGAGTCCCAAGAAAATACTGCACTGTCGTGTATTAAACAAATAGCTTTATCTCCAAAATTATCTATTGACCACATACCTGGTTCTAATACTAAGTCTCCAGATGCAGCTTCACCCCAACCAATAAAAGTAGTTGTGCTAGTAATTGTTGCACCCCCACTGTGTGCTGCTTTTGTGGTTCCACCCACTTCTCTAGTAACACCTGTAAGTTCTCCTGTTGCTGCAATACCTGTGTAAGATATTTCTTCACTGCCTATTTGTATAAAGTTTGTCCCTGCAGTTGGAAATTGTGAGGCATCTACTAATATAATACCTGTTGTTGCTGTATCTGTAATACCATTTTGTAGTGTGGTTGTTGGATTACCAGCAACTGTACCACCCCAAGATCCTAGTGACCAACCAAAACCTTTTGCCTGCACAGCTGGTCCTACAGGATAATAATGTTGTACTCTAATACCACCTGATGTTGTTGCACCAGATCCTGACTCATTTGATGGCATGGTAATAGTTAGTGTTGTGCTTGTAGGCACAGATGTCACCATAAATTTTTTATCTTTAAAATCTGCCTCTACAAAATTTGAATTAGTAATTGTAGAAAAATTATCTAATAATATTATGTCTTGTGCAGATATGCTGTGTGGACTAGAAAAAGTTATTGTAACTGTCGGTGATCCGTTAGTCGTGGTAAATGCACTTGTGAGCGTGGTTGTAGATTTAATAGGGTGTATGTCATAATATACACCTCCAGAGAAAGCATATAAAATTCTGTTTGTTCCAATGATAGCGTATTTTCTAGATAAACTATTTACAAAATGATGTAACCCTCGACCAGCACCTGTAAGGTTACTATCTCCTAGCTGCTTCCAACCACCTATTTTTTCAGGTGATCCATAACGAAATCTAACATTATCACAATCTACCCACTGACTCTCTGCTCCAGTTTCTGTAATTTGTTTGTTAATACCTGGCTGAAAACCTATCTTTTGTAGCATAATAATCCATTATACCCATTTTATAGTTAATTAATAGATTAAAAGCAGGGAGAGGGTGTGGTGGTGTCTCTCCCTACCAGTCTATTGTATAGACTATTTTGTAGAATTAGTCAACTTTGTACCCTTAAACCAAGCAGGTAAACCTATCATAGGTCTTTTGTCCAAGGCATTTTCTTTTGCCATTTTAGATCCTGCTTTGTTATAATGTAAAAATACTTGACCACAATCTTTACCTGTAAATTCTTCTCTCCAGTGTTCTAAATCACATCCAGAATATATTAACATGTCACCTGGATTTAATTTTACTTTAACACCTGCTTTATTATTACCACCAGTTGGATCTAAATATATTGGCCAGTCATCACCACCTAAATTTAAAGTGGTAGATATTTCACAAGAATACCTATCTTTGTGTCTAGCTAATATATCACCTTTTTTATAAATTCTAGCATACGAGTATGTTTCAGATAATTTTAATCCTGTATGTTTTTCCATGACAGGTTTTACTTGTTGTAATAAAGTTTCCATAGCCATGTCACCATAATGTGAATATGTGTTTGGAACTTGCTCATCATTCCATATACCCCAATACTCTGTAAACGGTGATATGTATCTAGAATCAAATAATACTTTAGCAACGTTTCTTTTGTTTTTAAAATAATTATATACAAAATCTGCTAACTCTTTTGATATTGCATTTTTTAAAACAGTGTATTTATTTTTTTTGAACGACATTTAAAACTCCTTTCGGTATCGCTTGGCAGTTCCAATGTATAAACCTAAAAGGTTCATAACC